GAGAAAGACTGAGAACTTTTAAAAGGACATAATATGCTACATAAGAAAATTGATGAGATCGAAGGCGGCGGTAATAACAAGCCTAAGCTAGACGTTGGACAGACCTACCCCGCTATCATCGACCTACTGATTGACCTCGGTGATCAACGTGGTACTGACTTCAACACCAAGGAACCTAACATCAAGCGTAAGCTGTGGGTTGGCGTGTGTTTCCCCACTGAAGTATACGAGGTGGAGATGGAAGGTGAGGTTACTGAGTTCTGTCAGGTACTTGGTAAGAGCATGAACGTAGCTAAAGGTAAGAAGGCTGAGCTTGTACTTACATTCGATGCGGTATGTAAGACAGGTGAGTCTATTGCTGACATGCTGGGTAAGGCATGCTCTGTTGTGGTCAAGGCGAACGGTGCTGGTAACCCAGCTATCGAGAAGATCAACGGCCCCATACGTGGTAGTGCAGTCAAACTACCCGAAGGTCGTGAGCTGACCCTGATCACTGAAGATGATTGGCCCAAGGTAGATGCAGATGAGATTGGTTTCTTGCCTGACTTCCTGAAGCGAACCATCCGAGAGCGAGTAGGGGGACCGGAGGACCACGAATGAATAGTGGATTTCCACAATTCCTCCCCTTTCTAGGATTCACCACCGTTACTGTACCCGGTGGTGGTATCTATGTGGGTCACGAGATTGAGCTGAAGGGTCTGTTTGTCTCATGGTTTGATAAATCCATGCTGATATACGGCACTGCAGAGTTGAAAGATTGTGAACCCTTTTGATATAAGGCCAGCTCCTCCAGCTAGCAAATCTGAGTTGTTGATTGATGCAGACTTCCTCGCCTATATGGTGGGGAGTCTGTCCCAACACAAGATAAACCCGGGTCGTGAGTGTGAGTTCGTATTACTTGACGAAGCCACTGACACATGGGTTTACATCGAGCCGGAAGGACTGGTCGACTGGAAAGTAAGGAATGAGATTGATAAACTCTTACAGAAGTTTGATACTGATAAGGCTGAAGTGTATCTCACAGGAAAGAACAATTTCCGTGAGGACATTGCAGTTACAAAACCCTACAAAGGAACTCGTCAATCGCTTAGACCATATTACTTTACTCACATCCGACGGTATCTTGTTGACCATTATGGTGCCAAGGTGGTTGACGGGTATGAGGCAGATGATGAGGTCAGTATTCAACAGACTAAGGATGACCGACCCACCATCATAGTGAGTAACGATAAGGACCTGAAGAATACACCGGGTTACTTGTACTCCAGTATGAAGGATGAGTTGTACTTCGTCACACCTAGGTATGCCGAGTATCATTTCTGGATGCAGATGGTAGTGGGTGACACCGTGGATAATATCCCAGGTATCCCCCGCCGTGGTAAGAAATGGTTCGAGACTGTCTGCAAGTTTAATGATAACCAGATGGACGCCGTCATCGGTGAGATCTTAGATCAGTACATGGCGAAGGATGGGTCAGGTAAGTTGATGATAGAGCAGGGTAACCTACTGCACATGCTGCGTTATGGTGAGAAGCCTAACGAATGGGGACCTCTGTATAATCATAAGGCTAATGAGCAAGCTAGACAGAGTCACCTGCATAAAGACCATGAGGTAATAGTATTATGATAGTTAGTATTGATCCGGGTAAGAAGGGGGGTGCTGCACTGTGGACTAACAAGGGTGAGATGGCCGGTACATACAGGTTCAACTTACCAAGTATACCACGATTTCCTTCGTGGGAATTAATGGATGACTTCATGCAGTGGATACCACCTAAACGTACCACTACTTGTGTGATCGAAGCACTACCTGACTTCCGTACGATGGGTGCAATTAAGCACAAGAACACACAAGGAGCTACATGGGGTGAGCAGTATCTGGCTGTACTACTACGTTGCAAGCCTGATATATCAACCCACATAGTAGAGGCCCGTATGTGGAAGAAACACTTTGGTCTCACTAGCGATAAGAAAGAGGCGTTAGCATTAGCACGAGAGATGCACCCTAATCTGCTTGCGATAGGTCTTGAAGGTGATGATGGAGTAGCAGAGGCCATACTGATTGGGCACTACTACTTCGATAAAATAAGGGGTAAACAATGAGAGCTGAACAATTTGATGCTGAGATGAGGCCAGTCATGCCGTTGGTTGAGTACGACTATGGCGAGCCTATCCGTATGGGATTCATACCCGACACCCATAATGATCCAGACCATAAGTCTGACTCACTGAAGGTAATGCGTACCCTCGGTTCACTCTTCAAGAAGGAAGAGGTGGATGTAATAGTACACATCGGTGACTGTAATGACATGGCTAGCCTCAGTATGTGGGATAAGGGCAAGCTGGCGTTTGAAGGTCGTCGACTGACCCGTGATCTGCGGTTCAGTAAGGAATGTTTGAACACATTCAAGGATGCATTGGGTGATAGAGTTGACTCAGTTGATATGTACATGACTGAGGGCAACCATGAAGACAGACTGTATCGCTTATATCGCGATCATGCTGAAATGAACGGAGCATTTGGTGATGACCCATTCGGATATAAAGAGAGTGGTTTTGATGTCCATCCTTATTTGGCTATGCTTGGGATTAATGGTGTACTTTTTTCTCATTATTTTCAGAACCCTAACGCAATCATGGGTGGCCCCGTATCTGGAACTATTGAGAATTGTCTGAAGAACTTAGGCCACTCGTTCGCGATGGGGCACCAGCAGCGGTTTGCTTATGGACAGATGCACAGGGGTAACGGTCGCATAGATTGTGGCCTTATTGCAGGTGCATGCTACATACCAGACCACAGCTACAAGGGACCACAGGGTAATTCACACTGGAAGGGTGCTATTATCCTTGACAACATGAACAATGGTTACTATGACCTACGACAGTACGGATTGAAATCACTTATAAAGGGTTACTATGGATAAAGACAACTACGAATTCGACACGAGTGTGGATGAAAGAGCGGTACTTAACTCGATCACCGAAAGGGCGAAGCGAGATAACATAGGTAAGACTAGGTACAGCCTAATACCTTCCGGGTTTGAGGAGGGTGTGGCTAAGGTACTCACCTTCGGCAGCGTCAAGTATGGTGATGATAACTGGAAGCGAAGCTATAACACAGAGGAACATGAGGAGTGGGTAACTACCTGCTATGACTGCCTACGTCGGCATCTTGAGGCTGTGAGGCAAGGTGAATGGCTAGATCAGGAGAGTGGATTACCGCACATAGATCACGTAGCCTGCAATGCCATGATGATCAGGTACTATGAACACGATGAATGATAGGAGAGAGGTACCAGAAGAAGTATCCTACCATACCATGCTAGGTAATATAGCTAGGGCAGTGGATATAGATGATAAGTTATTGGAGCCTGCCTACAGAGAGGCTAAGAAGTTTAGAGAGGCGTTAGTTACTATGATCAATCATCAGATTAAGATCAGGGTTATAGCTGGCACCGATAGTACTGAGCTGGTTAAGTTCAGACAATTACTCACTAAGGATGAAATGAAAATACTATGAAGAAATTATTATTAGCACTACTGTTACTGCCTGTTAGCACAGCTACTGTAGCACAGGAGATAAGTGAAGAACAGGAAGAACATTACCGGGAGGTACTGGAAGACCCTGACTTCGACACCATCTTCATGAAGGCGAAGGTACACTACGTCAATGATGTCATGATGTTGTGTATTACGCTACCTGAACAAGACGGTGGAGCCCTTGGTAACTGTTTCTCTATGCGTAACATCTCAGAAGGGATTAGATTACTACAGGAGGCACGAGAGTGGGCTAGAGAAAATGACCCGGCGCTACTAATAACGCCGGATGATTCAGCCCAAGGGGCCTAGTCTACATGTCGCTTCACCTCCTTGTCAACTTTGTGACGTAGTATAAGAGCTAGCGCCGGTTTAACTATCGGCGCTACATTTTTATTCCAAGCATTGGCGATACCTTTACCGATTGCTTTCCACATTTCTATTCTCCGCTATGGTTAATTGCAGTGCTGTAACCGCCTCTGATAACTTATCAGTAGATTGAGCAGCTTTCTCTGCGATCTTACTTCTCTCTTCTCTATCTATCTTTCTCTCATCCCTATGTTGCTTCTGGCTCCAGACTATGAACCACGCTAAGGCTGCGCAAACTAGTGCAGGGAAACCAAAATCGGCAATCAACTTCCATAAAGCCAAGTCCATATTATGACTCCTTACTTATGCTCCGAACGTACAGCAATAATATTAATGATGTACAGAACGCAGCTAGGAACAGGATTGTCCTAAGTATTTCAGCCTGATGTGCGGTTACTTCACCAGTCCACCCGCCGTAGGACATGACAGTGAATATCAGTGTAATAACGATACCAACACATTCACTCATGAGCACATAAGAGAGCGGCCTACATAGTGGTGCAGTGCCGTGCCAAAAGTCGTAGGCCACGAACGCTGTGAATATTAGGGCACATCCGCCTAATAATATATTGAATGCGTCTAAGATACATCACCTCCTTCCTGAATCTCCGGCTCAGTCTCAATCTCTGTTGCCGTTTCAGGGGTTGGGGTTGAGAGTATTGTAGTTACCTGTGCGATATGATCAGCCTGCACATCTAAGCTGATCAGTATCTCATTCAGTTCTTGCATAACCTGATCACGTACTGACTCGGTTAGCCCTAGTTGCACCAGTACATCAGGTACCTGCTGAGATATAACTACCATCGCGGCTGGTTGTAGTTCCTCAGGCATCGCCTCTACCGTAGACATCACACGGTCGTAGGTATCGTTCAATGCACTTCTCTGGGCTTGGAACCCAGCCTCCCTAGCCAGTATATCTGAACTAGTAGGGTCACTTGGGTTCAGGAAGGCACCTATTACTTTATCCTGCCAAGCATGGATACGAAACTCAGGCGTCTCAGCCCGAGTGAACTCGTATATGTGTTGGAAGAATTCTGTTATTAATGTTTTCATTAGTTACTTACTCTTATAATTGTTGCTTCTACATCATGCACACCTGTTAACACCCCGTTAACAGAAGGACGGACATTCAATGTATAGCTTCTCTGTACACCGGGGTCTACATCTACCAATCTTCTTAGTACAAATGATTGCCGTTGGTCTGTACCACCTCCACCAGCCCCCTGAGAATCCTTAGGCTCCGCCCTGATGGTAGCGAGTATCGTACCGTCATCACTAACCATTGTTAGGAAGGCGTCGTTACCGGTGTTATCGTGCGACCATTGGCCTGTGATATTAACCTCATACCTACCACCAACGGGTGTTGCTACAGTTGATACTGTGGTAGCCACCTGTCCCGGTGCCGCTGAATCGGTTGCAATGAACTCATCTACAAAGGGTGCCTCTTGGAACTCAAAACCATACGGGTAAACCCAACTCACCTGCCCACCTAACGGACCTACAGTAGGATCAGCACTGATTATCTGTCCCGGTAGAGGAGCATTCTCTGGCAGTACTAGGTCATAGATAGCACCGTTTGCGTTAGGCATGATCCGAACTACACTAGTACCCTCGGCTATAGATACACCATCCAGAAATGTAGTACGTTCTGTGAAGCTCTTGAACCCATCGACTACCTGATTGGTGTCTAGTAGTACTGGATTGATAGCCTCTAGTGCATCCAGTCTAGTATCCTGAGCAGCACCATCATGGCTAGTGGCCTGTAGTGTGGCGATGTCTGCTGAGTTGGTACTGGCTGCCGCTGCATTGGTAGCTGCCAGTGTGGCATTAGCTGCAATGGAAGCGGTTAAGGCATTCACATCTGCATCAGTATCACTGATCTCGGTGGCTAGGGCTGCTGCATTATCTGCAATGGCCTGTGCCAGCGGTGAATCGTCGTCAGGTAGCTGAGCATTGATCGCTGCAATGTCTGCCGTGTTAGCTACAACCCGGTCATTGACATCCGTGATGTCTACTTCCAGACCATCCACACTCAGTTCCAGTGTAGCGATGTCGTTGGTTACCTGCGTGTCGTCATAGATAGTGTCATTGTCTGGTGCAGCTTCCAGCGCATCTAGCCTAGCATCCTGAGCTGCCCCATCATGACTAACTGCCTGTAGTGCTATCAACTGGTTTAACACATGGTCAGGTAATGCAGTCAGATCTATGGCCGGGTCTAATACACCCAGCACCGACTGTAGCTGACCGATATCAGTGTCGTTAGAATCTACACGACTGCTAATAGATTGAGCAAACGAGAGTACAGAGCTTATCTGTGCATCCTGTTCTGCCCCATCATGGCTATCAACCTGTAGGGCTGCGATGTCAGCCTGTATCTGCGTATCATCATAGATAGTATCGTTATCAGGTGCTGCTTCCAATGCATCCAGTCGAGCTACTAACGTACTGTCGTCATCCGTGGGGATGGCAGCGACGGCGGCTTGCAATGCAGCGATGGCTGCGGTGTTAGCTGTGTCGTCATCAGTAGGTATAGCTGCTATCGCCGCCTGTAGAGCAGTGATGTCTGCCCGTACCTGTGTGTCATCATAGGTCATCGCACCGATAGCTTCAATGGCTGCGACTCTGGCATCCAATGCCGTGTCATCATCTGCAGGGATGGCAGCCACTGCTGCTTCCAATGCATCTATGTCAGCCTGTACCTGCGTATCATCGTAGGTCATGGCACCTATAGCTTCGATAGCTGCAACCCTAGTCTCAAGGTCACTGTCATCATCGATAGGTATGGCAGCCAGTGCTGTCTGTATTGCTAAGAGGTCAGCCTGTACCTGAGTATCATCGTAGGTCATAGCGCCTATAGCTTCGATAGCCGCGACTCTGGCTTCCAATGCAGTATCATCGTCAGCGGGTAGAGCTTCCAGTGCATCGATCCTAGCATCCTGCGCAACCTGACCGTTGGTTATAGATTGGCTGAGTGCTGTGATACTCTGGCTAAGGGCGGCAATATCGGCTGAGTTATCAGCGATGTCTGAGTCCTGTGTAGCCTGCTCTGCATCTGTGGCTGCTTCCTGAGCGGTATCGTTCATCTCTTCAGCCGCTGCTGCTGCATCCTGTGCTGCATTAGCTGCCTGTGCTGCGGCATCCTGAGCTTGATCGGCGGCGGCCTGCGCTGCCTCTCTTGCTGCAATAGCTGCCGCTACATCAGTGGAAGTGGCAAAGCCACCACCAGCAGCACCACCAGCATTAGCTGCAAGAGCTTCTACCTGTGCCTGCAACTCTAATACCGTGGCAAGCGATGGGCCTCCACCGAAGGAGGGGGACCTACCCCCTTTACCCTTACCCTTCTTCTTATCGTCTTGTCCGAATTTCATTATTCCTCTCCTCTAGGATCAGGTCCAGTTGCCAGCCCTAAGGCTATAGCATTAAGTTCTTCATCAGATACAGCAGGTTCAGTTACAGCATCGTCAGCAGCCTCAAGACTTTCTTGAAATGCTTTACGCCTCGCGTGTTCCTTAGCTTCATTTTCTCTAGCTACCTCTTCAGTACCGAATAGTTTCTGTAACCTAGTACGAGCCTTACTACCTAATACCTCAGGCTCAAGATCATCTGACATCAAACCTCGTAGTAGGTTATTACCTCCGATGATATCGTTGACAACATCAGTGTTGGTCTTATGACCAGAGAAATTCTTATATGATTCCATATAAGTAGGGTAGTCTACTAAAGATAGTATTCTGTTAGCATCGGTCTTAGCCTCATCAACTGCGGCTATACCATGTTCATTTATAGCTTGGTATGTCTTCTCTTTCAATTTCAGTTCCAACCTACCTGTATTATCTAATACATCTTTGTCGAGGACCATGTAGTCACCCATTCGGATGAACGTGCCTATCTCACCGGCTTCAAATCCTACGGACTTGCCGCTAAGTATCTTGAGCACAGGGTCCAGAGGTTCGATGATTGATTCCTGTAGAGCTAATCGTGCTTCTGGAACTATGTTCCTTAGCTGTGGTATCTCACCCACCAATTTAGATACAGCAGGGTTAGCTGAACCATTAATGATTGATTGCCTGAATGCCCTCTTCTGCGATGGTGTCCCGACCCTATCGAACTGATCCATTGCCTCGGCGAATGATATCATTGTCTCAGGGGGGATAACACCTGCGATAGATTGGGATAGCAGTACATCATAGGCTGCCTGAATACTCTTCTTCTCTTTCAATGTACCCTTCATATACGATAGCATACCATGTGTAGCACCGTACATGCTGGATGACAAGAGATCATGAGTGTCGTTGAAGTTGTTATCATACTCCTGCAACGCTGCATCAAACGCCTTGCCTGTGATGTTGTTTAGGGCCAGTACTTCTTGGTAATCATCCCGGCCTTTGAGGTAGACAGAGTGCAGTTCCCCCGCCTCTGTCAACGCCTTGGTCACTGCCTGTGCTTGCTCCACCTTAGACATGTGGAGCCTTCCCTTCAGAATCTCCTCACCTATCTCAGCCTCAGTAGCCTTGTACTTCTGATCGATAGACTGTTGTAGTGCAGCCTGATCGTTGGTAATTCTTCGGCCTACATTCTTACCGTCATAGATAGCTATCTGTTGATCTCGGTACTCATCGATCTGCTTCAATCGGATATCTAGTATATCTGGATGACCAGAGAACTGTGACCGTAGTATCTCCTTCTCTGTCTCGGCAGCTAAGGTGATCTCTCTTACTACGTTTTCTACCTTGATGCCGTCTATATTGCCACTGGCATTTTTGAGATGTCGGTCACCTACAGCAAATATATTAGCTGTTGCCACGTTGGCAGCTTGACGAGACAATTCAAAGGTTGCTTCGCTCTTGCTCTCACGATCAGCGTCATCGTTATCAATAGTAGCCTGCAACTGTGCGGTACGAAGAGATAACCTGTATTCAGCCGACTGCGTGTAGTTAGCTATAGCTTCTTCCTTAGTCGCACCATAATCACCAAGGTGATGGCCTATCCCTAACGCATGGTTACGGTAGAACTTATACTCTTCCTCGATGGCAGACTTATCCTCTTCCTTCTGTCGCTCATTACGCTGAGCATTCAGAGAGAACCCGTCAGGGTTGATACCCGATCCGAATGACTGAGCGATTAGAAAGGGGTCACCTGAGTTATTCTTAATAGACCGTGCTGTAGCTACACTACTCTTCAAGTTCAGCTTAGTCCTGCTGTTTAGATTGTTAGCTGCAGCCCCTTCGAGCATCTTGATCTTCTCATCATCATCTGCTGAGAGGAACCGCTCACCATCTTCTTGTGAGAATGTGCCGTTAGCTATCTCAGCTTCAATACGAAGTTGTTGCTCACCAGCTATGGAGGAGAGGACACCCTCGTCCAGTACCTGCTCCTTCCTCTCAGCCTCGCGCTGATCGAGTAGACCGTTGACAGCCTCAACTAGACCGCCGATCTCACGACCGAAACCCCGAGACCTATTAGGGTCCCGAGTCTCGGCCACCGCAGCTGTTCCTGCGAATGTTTGTTGTAACATTATTTGAATCCTGAGTTGTGTTCAATCCTATCCAGTTCAGCCTGTAAGAATATACTATCCTTACCCTGTATCTCTTTCAGCTTACGGCGCAGGTTATCTAGCCCTAGCTCACCCTGAAGCTCATCGTCAGTAAGGATAGCTTCTGCCAATGTATCGTAGGCAGTAGTGTTGTTCTTATCCCTAGTATCGTTTAGCCTTTTCAGAGCAGCAGACCAGATGACCTTACTTGCATGCTGATGCTCACCATACCCGAGCTTGATGTAGCTGGAGAGAGCGTGCATCTTATCGATGAACTGATCGTGTGGTATTTCACCATCATTCAACTGCCGCATAACAAACATGGTAGCGTCTGCTAGGTCTCTACCAGTAGACTGCCAGTGTCTGTCGTTACCTTCTTCGAGTGATAGCTGAGCCTGTGTATCAGCCCGTAACTTGTAGTACTTATCTATTGAATCATCCCTCGCACCGAACAGAGCCCGTGAGAAAGCGTCAGCAACAGTTGCCCTAACAATTGGATTACCGTACTTATCAGCATGGTTACCCGTAGCCATCATTATCCTAGACTGAGTTACATTGTTGAACAGTGGTAGTAGATCAAGGGTAGACATAAGCAATGCTTCACCTTTCTCATCGATGGTGAATCCTTCTGCTCTACCGATCTTCTGTACATCATCTACCCAGTCCACACCCGCACTGATAAGTGAGTCGGATACCCCGATGTACTCACCCCAGTCCACGTCAGACCTAGTAACAATATCCAGACCCAGCTTAATACCTGTAGTAAGTAGACTGTTAGTCTGTGCCCCACCATCTACAGGTATTGGCTTCCATTGTATCTTACCAGTGGTGTCCGACAAGGTAGGGTAGTGTAAGAACCCTAGCTCTGAGAACGTACCAGATAGAGGAGCAGCTACACCACTGAAATTAACCTGCGACTCACCAGACTCTAGACCGAACAGTCCTTCCAGTGCCCTGTTATAGGCGTAGCTAGATAGGCCATCAGTAAAAATCTTAATGTGCGCAGGCTCTAGGCTAATGCCTTCATCCTCTGCACTGTCTTTCAAGAACTGATGATACGCTGTCATAGTAGCACCGCCGAACCCTAACCCACGAGTCCCGAATGCTGCCGTATGCCATACCAGCATACGTCGTTTAGTAGCGGGGTCTAGGCCCGGTACATCAGATACCATGTACTGCATCATCTTGATCGTGTGGCTTTGGAACTGTGTGATGGCTCTCCAGTTACCTACCTGAAATGCAGCCTTGTTCACCTGTCCCATGTTACCAGCTAGTATGCTAGCATCTTCAGCTATCTTGTTGAAGTTGCCGTCATACTCTCCTTCTTTCACTGCTCGGTTACGCATGATTAGAAATGCAGTCATCTTGTTGAACTGCTCACTACCCTCGAAACCTATCTTGGTTATACCTTGTAAACCTAGTTTACCAGTACGTGCGATGGTGCCGATTGGGTCTATCTTACGTGGCCCATCTTCCACCGAGTTACCTGCATGGTTCCTCAGCGATAGTGCGCTTCGTCTAGTAGACTCAAAGAACTGGTGGTCAGATATGTTCATCACACCGGACTTAGTTAGGTCATCGAATATCTCAATGATATCCTCAGGCTTATTACCTGTGAGCTTAGCCCATGTCTCAGCTTCAGCTTTAAATAACTTAGGACTATTCTCAGACAGTTTCATTGCAGAGATAGTAGCCAAATCTGCCACACCCCTACCTAACATGTACTCACTGCCATGTTTAACACCAGAATACATGAATGTCATACCAACATTCTGGATGACCTGTCTGGTAGGCATCAGTCCAATGAGCCGTACAAAGTTGACACGACTCACATCACTGATCCAGTCACGAGATAGGGCAGACGCTGCATTAGATACTGCCTTATGTATACGCGAGGATTTACCCTTACCGTCCCGCTTGATAGCAGTCTCAGCTATTTGGTTGGATAGCATCAGCGCCGCCTCTCTCATAGACCTGTTGATCTGTGAGTTAGAGAACCCAGCTATGTGCTCGATCTTACGCTTCGCAATGTTGGCCTGTTGAGCCAGCTTCTTCAGTTCGACATCAGTGTTGGGTGCTCGCACCTTGATACCCCAGTCGAATGACTGGATATTCAGTGGCTTGCCATAGGTCCTCATGAACTTGTTGATCGAGTAGTTGATCAATTCACTAGTACCTACAGTACGGGCAGAGGCTGTGATAGAATCTTCCATAGCTTCTTCAGGAGTCTTCATAGCTTGCTTCGTAGATAGATGCAGTTTATGTAAGTCTGTCCTAGCATAACTGTGGTTGAGCATACCTAGTTCACCGAGGTTCTGTATCTCATTAAGTAGTTTACCAGATACATCTGTGTCAGCTACTTCTTTGGCTACACGTACCTTCAGCCCGTGAGCCTGTGCATATTCCTGCGCCTCCACTGCATTGTCAGATACACGTACAACATCACCAGTACCGGGTGACACCTTACCATTGATACGGATACTCTCTGGTTTATACACGACAAACTTAGTCTGTATATCTTGATCCAGATACCCCGGTCTCTTTACCAACACCTCACCGGGTAGCTCGTCTAGTTTGGCTGATCCCTTATCCATAGCTATGTACGGTGTAGCTTCAGCACCATCATCACTCTTACGAAGTAGGTGGGACTCGAAGAAGTCTAGGTTGTCCAGACCTGCCTCATCGAGGTAGGCTCTATCAACTATACGTCCTTCACTTGCTAACCATACGGTCTCGACATCATCAATCTGATCATTTATGTTTCTTACATAGGCATCAGGTTGTCCACTTATACTGAGCGACTTGTAGCCAGCTCGTGCAAGAGTCTCCCGGTATACCCAGTTACGGATACCCCATGTATTACGAACCTGTCTACGAACTGCGTAGTAACCACGACGTTCCTCTGGTGACAGCTTCTTAATCAGCTCAGGTCGTGTATATTCAAATGCTTTTGCATTCTCTTCACGTAACACTCTCCAAACTGCGTGCCTGCTATTAGAGTTAAGACTATTCAATGGTGCCAGATCAGTACGCATCTTATCACCCACCAGCCCTATAGTGTGGCTAGCTCGGGTAATGCCTCGGGCGAATCGCTCGATATACGTTATGGTTGAATCAAAGCTGTTAGTCAACCTACTGGCAAACCCCAGCTTCAGATCACCATTGCTGTTAAGCCTGAATAAGTTTTCTTTCTCAGCGATAGCTGATCGTGTCCGTAGGTACGATACCTGTAGTAAATATTCAGGTGCATCCTCTATACCCGCACGATACGTGTTGGTCACTGGATCATAACCCAATGGTATCTTACGGTGGAAGTCATCATCGTCTAATTGACGGGCTGCATAGATTTCCAACTCTTCGATAGAGTCAAAAGCCATGCCGCTGGACTTACTCAGTATGTAGTCAGCACTGATACCTTCATCAGTATCGTCGTTGACCCTTACCTTCTTAATACTTAATGTATCCTGATCATCAAACTTCTGACCTAACTCTGTTACAGCACGAGTAACCTCAGTCTCTTTGACAAGATCTCGGTTACTGATATACCCTCTCAATGACTCGGGCACTGTGCTTTTGAAGTCATGGAAGACAGCATCCGCTGCATCATCACTATTGTTAGCCGCTGCCCTAGGGATGGAACGGACAGTACCACTCACACTGTACTCGATCACGTTAGGTCCACGCCTTACTGGCTGACCCGGTGTGATCCACTGTAGGTGGTCATGAGCTAGGTCCAGTTGATTAGTACCCAGTTTCCTAGCCAGCTCCTGATCCTTCAGAGCACCACGTATAATATCCTTGGATAAGGATGGTGCTGTCTTAGAGATCATAGATGTAACAGTAGTAGCAGGTACTGCCGAATCTGGTGCATAGTCTTTAGTTACCTGCACCCGGATACCCGGAGTTACCTTACCACCTGCTACGAATGTACGCAGATCATCTAGTGAAGACCCCGGCGGCGCAGGTTGTGTAGGTACTGGAGCTTCGTCTAACCCTCTAGCTGTAGTCGTACCTAGTTCAGTGTTGGGGGTGAGGTTATCAACAGGTACATCACCGTCCTGTAATCCTCTTGCTACTGTAGTTGCTTCATCAGCCGGACTTACCTTACTGGTTGACTTAGATGCCTTGTTACTAGCCTTAGCTACCGTGCTACCAGCCTTGATGGCTCTACCACCAAGCTGGGTTGCCTTAGCCACAGAGTATGATGTCATCACCCCAAAGAGTTGGTTGAATGCATTCTCATCCGCGAAGATGAGGGCCTCCATCCTGCTACCGAAGATAGCCTGTATAGCTGCATTGTATGAGTCAGCAGTCCAGCCATTGTCTAGGAACAGACCTGACTTAGATAGTGCATGGTCCTTCATCTTACCTAGGACTTCCAGCTTCTCTTCCTTACTCATACGATTGAGGGCAGCGTTAGCAGCTATGATGTTGTCCTTAGCAGACACATCAAGCCCAAAGTCCCGTATGTTGGGGAAGGATGCTTCGATCATGGCATTCAGATTCCATGTGTCATCTATCAGGAACCCCATCATTGGGCCGGTGATGAACTCCACACCCGTCTCGACGAAGGGTATGGTTGGATCTGTGGCTCGTTCGATCTCTTCGAGAGCTATGGTTAGCTGTGTCTGGATATCATGGTTATCACTTAACTGATCAGCAACACGCGCTTGAGTAGTCTTCTCAATCTCAGTCTCTAGGTTCTGGTTCTCTTGATGAAGTATCTCTTCAAACGCGATGTTCTCAGGATGAGCCCCGTATACAGCACTGGAGTTAATAGTCTGGATAGCGTTAATCTTAGCACCAATCTTGGCATCAGGGTTACGTGCTATCTCGGCTACCAGTGGCTCTACACTTTGTAGGCGGGCCTTCTTCTCCTCTTCTAGTAGGGCAGCACGTTGATGCTGTAACCTAAGACGCCCTGTATCTGACAGGTTGTCTTCGTCTACAGAATCCAGTTGTGCCCCCAGAGTAGCGAGGTCTTTGAATGCCTCGTCTCGTAGATCACCGGAGGGATCAGCCCGAGCTTCAGTGTTAGCTGGTAACTCGGGGATATCATTTATAGAAGTTGGTCCGCTCATTGTATTCCTATTTAGTTAAGTTAGTAAAGTCCAGTCCCCCACCTTGAGCGAGGTTGGCTACCTCAGAGGTACCACCAGTGACGATAGCACCCACTGCTCTGGTAGCCAGTTGACTTACTGCGTTGAATCTATCTGCTTGTCGGTTACGAGAGTCTGCTGACTCCAGTAACTTATTACGTCGTGTATCAAGTTCTGATAACTGTGCGTTAGCTGCTATACTGGATGCTGCTTGCGACTGCACATTACCAGCAGCATTCCTAGCAGCACTACCTCCTTCTAGTCCAGCCCCAACCGCTAACGCTGTGGCCTGACTCGACTGCCTACGAACAGCAGCAAGAGCCTGTCTACGGGCTAAGACATTGGAGATAGTTCTTCGTCGTCTATCAAGTTCATTAGCCTTCCGAGTTTTACGTTGAGCCTTCTTTCGGCTACGTGCCCCCAGTAGTGTTGATAAGATGGGCATTAAGCTACTCCTAATACGAGGCCATCAATGACCCACCCAGTTAGGTGGCTGTCACTTTGGCCTTCTGCTTCCCAGAGCAACCGGAACTCCCGGCCCCTACCTCGTACCTTAGTCTTGGTAACTAGGTTGGGCTCACCCCTGTCGTACGTTGTGTCGTCTCTGAAATAGCTACGACGGAAACGGTAGGTCTGGTGAGGCTTACTGGTCTTGTTCTGATGGTCCGCATTGAACCAGTCCCATTGTGCTGAGACCAGTGTGGACCCCGGTATGTTAGGTGACAGCGTACCGTCAGCCTCTTCTACCGTGTGTGTTGTTACATTGTTCTGGTGTGTGACCAGATACTTGATCTGTGTGAACAGACCACCATTACCAAGTATGGTGTGGTTAGTCAGCATGAATGCTGGTGTTGGATCTCTTACTACATTGTTAGTACTGTTGTCGAGGAAGTCGGTGAATCTCTCTGTATGTGACTCCACCCACTCATCGAATCCCGAGGGACCGAGGTTGGCTTCCACCCCCCACTCAGATGAGAGAGGAGCATTGAGTGCCAGTACATCAAAGTTCTTGGCTACCACTAGGTACCTGAACTTATTGTACGTCTCAACATCTGCAGTGTATGGTATGACTACCATGTCGACTATCGTCCAGTCATCAGGGAAATCATACTGGAACCAAGCTCCATGTAGCCTGTGATACGACAGCATGGTAACACCCAGCCTGTCCTGTAGTGTAGTGCGAGCTATCATATCAGGGAATGCCCAACGTACTACCAGTGTCTCCGGATCGTAGTTGGCAAGTACCTCTCGATTCTCTGCCACGATCTCATCGTACCTGATCCTGATCTTCTCGTCAGTGATAGAGGTGATACCTTCGGTACTGATAGCTAGGATACCTTCATCCGTAGCTACGTGTACTTCATTGTCCACCACTACCCATGCACGGTAGCCTAGCACCTCACCGTTGCTGATCTTCTGCACACGGAAGTCATCGGCTACAAAGAACCCACTCTGTCCGGGACTGATCCTCCAGATACCATTGTCAGTTAGTACGAGTAAGCTGTCCTGCCACTGTACCAGACCGTAGTGTGTACCACTGTCGTTGAGGTTGATGTACCCACCATCGGTGGCAACCAAGGCACTGTCGAATCCGTCTGTGGGATCGGCTGCCGCATAGCATAGTGACTCACGGCATACGCCTCGGGCGATTGCTGCACTGGTACCCACGTCAACCTGTTGGCTGTAGTAGATGCGAGAGTGTCGATCCCCGCCCTGCCATAGGCGGCCTGCGAAGTAGGCTCCTGTTGCTGGCCTGCGATCCTGCCGGTGGTTGTACCGTGACTCATTCAGTTGTATCTGGTGAGGGAAGTAGTTCGGACTGGGGTGTACATACACACTCTCCAGTTGGAAGTTACTATACCCATTACCACCTATGTATCTGTTGTTGAACACCGCGCTCAGCGACATACCGTCCGAGCCCTGCACATAGTCAGCATCCAGCATACCGCTGAAGCCACCCTGAAACGTAGTACCGTCAGGGGCTGTGACTGTGTAGATCATGTAGTGTATGAACACTGCGAGGTTCTGTCTTTCACCACCCTCAGTATGAACCACCCGCTGATCGAAGTCGAACTGGAGTTCTATACGGTCACCGAAGTCACCTGTTACTGTTACTGAGTCTGTCATGTTGTTAGGCAGACCAACCAATGAACCGGATGGGTTCACTGTACTGTGTCTGATCCTAGCACCCATAGGGGGGTGTGACTTATTCTCCCGTGCCTCAAGCAACTGGGCGAATGAGAATGTATCCCCACCGTTCTCATCAACGATCCTGCCTCGCAGGTATCTGTCGGTGAGAGCCGGGTATAGTCTGGTACCCGGTGGTACTGTCACGACTGCATCGTTCTGCGACAGGTTGGTCGGGTCACGGCGGGAGTAGCCTTGGAACGATTGTCCAACGAACTGCCCCACACCCCTAGCATCCCATCCGGTGTTACTCAGGTTGAATGATCTGCTGGCTGTAATCTCTTCTGTTATCGAGATGGAGTCAGGGAGTAGCGGCACACCCGGTCTGTACTCAGCAGCAGGACCTTGCGGTTCTATGCGTACGTCAGGGTTGACACTCTCAGTGGCTCCTTCATAATCTCTGATCCATGTCCCTACTGGTGTGGATCGGAACCCGGTAGGTAGCTTCTCTACCTTGATAGGTCCAGTGGTGATATGGAATATGTACAGCACACCGTTGCCCTCGGCGTAGGTGCATGGCTGTTGGATATCCCTCTCAATGAATTCGTGGTACTGTCCGAATAGCCCGAGGTCTAACACGTAGACTTCATTCTCCCGCATGTAGGTGGGGTTCTCGTGGTCTATCTCGTAAAGGTGTACCTTGCTATTACGCTGTTCCACCAGTATCGATAGGTTGTCTATCCGATCCGGAGTGCGCCAGATGTATCCTGTGGATGCAGAGCCATTCTCCACACCCTCGTGGTTGGGGCGGATGGTCTCTTCAATCACAGCCCTACGTCTACGCCGGGTACCATCCCGGCATATCTCGTAGTTGGATTCCTGAAGATTACTCTGCTCCTCATGGGCAAGGTGGTTGCCATCTGTATTGAGTCCTGCTAATGATGCTGAGTAAGTTTGACTAGATGGCTGTAACATGTTATACCTTGTTGTTGAGTTCGTTGTATGCTTGGATCTTCTTCATCATTCTGCCGAGCCCAGTGAACATACCCTGAAACTCTTTAGGCGGGATGCCACCCGCTTTGTTCTTTACCTTGTACAATCCGTTAGGAAGAGTAACCAGTTCTAATCCTAGATGTGCGGTTGCGCCCGTACCTGTACCTGCCGTAGACCCTTCGGCCTTGGCTTTCCCTTTCCCGCGTGCTACCTTGACCTTGGTCGAGTCCGTCGAGGATGCCTCCGAAGTGTCGGTTACGGTTTCCTTGTCGTTCTGCATCTCTGGTTCTGAAGGGGTTGTTGTATTGCTTTTGCTCATGATTGGCGATCTCCTTGATCATGTTCATATACTGTGACAACATCTTGGTAGGGATCTGAGGGATGAAGTCATCCTCCATCAGAAACTCAGGTACTATATAAGCTAGTACCATAGATGCATCGTTGTGTAGTGTGTCGTCTACATCTTTATCTATTGAATCAAATACAATGTACTCATCATCGAAGGTAGTGTAGCACCGTGGTGCCCTATCAGTTCGATATGGAACTAGTATGTTGTCATCCAGAATGTTGTTCTGGAGGTTGTTCTGATTGAGCCGTAGCTGCATGTCGAGGAAGTCTGACTTGTCGAGTTGCTCTACTGGCTCCATGTATTCTGTACCATCGTTACGAACACGACGGTATCGTACATCAGCTATGTCCGTGGCTCCCTCTGGGATGCGCATCACGGTTGCCCGGTCAAGATCAGATAGCCCCTCTAACTGTGTGAGTTGCTCGAACTGTGGTATCCGTTGATACGTGGCTAGTTCGAGGTACTGCTCCTGTGCGAGCAGGGCTATCTGTTCCGACTCTTGGGTGTCACCGATGTGGTTGACTAGGTCACTGTCCATGCTACTTAGAGTAGACTGAACGATCTCCAGTAATGTTTTCCGTTGTAGCATGAGTTCCCCTTATTTACCTGACGGTCGTTTCATTGGGTTGCTGAACTGCTTCCCACCCTTAGGCCCACCGCCTGTCACCCTACCACCTGTGCTGTTCTTAACAGACATTGGCATAGGGCCAGCGGATACTGGCATACCGGGTTTACCATTCATCATGCCACCGGACATGCCAGCAGTCATATTATTTTTGGTTCCCTTAGGCATTACTTCTTACTCCCAAGTGGGAATATATTAATTGCTGCTGTTAATCGTTTTTCTGCCCGTTTCTGAGCATCTTTAGCAGCGGTACTATTTCCTCTACCGTGTATTTTAAGCTGTGCTGCTACCTCCATAGAACCGATAGCATTGTTTAACCTTGAAAAAGGTGATATTCCTTTAGGCATATTACTTACCCTTCTTCATAGGTTTCTTCTTCATGACCTTCTTTTTCATGATCTTCTTCTTTGCGCCGGGTGGCTTAGTCGTTTTGTATTTACCTTTTGGCATATTATTTTCTTCCTGCTCTGGCTGCGTTGGATCGCGTAGCTAATCGTGCTATACGTTGAGCTTCTAGTGCTCTCTCTTGAATACCTTTCTGTCTAGCAAAGATCTGTTCTACACGATCCCTAGTCATTTGTGCTTGATTCTTTGGCATTATTTTTTCTTACCCCCTGCTGGTTTGTTAATAGCATTGGTAAGCTGTGCTCGGATAATTGCATTCTGGGTCTGTTTACTCTGGGGTTTTAAATTATTAGCCATAGATTGGAATGCTGCAATTAAACTTTGATTCTTTGGCATTATTTTTTACCCCCTAGTGGGTGAGAGTTGATAGCACGTTTTAACCAGTTCTTAACATTCCTATCACGTTGCTTACTGGCATCCCTTTTCATCTCATCCACAGATATTCTCAAAGCTGATTCTGAATTGAATCTGTCACTACCGAATTTATTAGGCATCACTTATTCCTCTTAATCGGGCTTACTATAAACTTCTTCATCTTCTTCTGCCTTTCTGCTTCTGCTTTGGCTTTATCCACAGACATCCCGCCAAAGGGCAGGTGCGAAAAATCGTTAGCCTTGTTGGGCATATACTCTCCTTATCCAACTTATGAATTGCTGTGGGTCTAACTTACCTTTAGCCATATTGCATTGTGTACAACAAGCTACCACATTGTTAGGATGATAGCCTTGCTGATTGTCCACACGATCTATACCATTATAAGTATAAGGTTCTACAGCCATCTTATCCCTACCCTTAGTGAGTCCCTTAGTGAACTCCCGTGAAGGAGGTTCGTTACAGTAGGCACATGGGTTACATGTGATAGTTTTAAACTGTTCCTTAGTTAAGTCCCAGTCATAGGCTCGGGCTCTGGCTCCTCTCTTATAACGGTGGAAGAGGCCGACCATTGATCTATGGCCAGCCTCCATCACCTTAGGCATTACGGCTGGGCGTGGCCCGGTAGACCGTCGCCGTCTGGATCAAGGAAGTCCACGTCAGCTACGAGAGCGTTATCGCGTGTGCGGTGTAGTACACCACCATCCGCCATGCTCTCTGCGCTGAGATACTTGATGCGTACGATAGCAGTTTCACCTGCACCTACACCACCAGTAATCTGAGTAGTCTCCGTGATAGAGATATCTACATCACGAGCTATAGCCCACTCTCCAGCGGCTGGTGCCACAGGAGGTAGGTTAGCCGCGACACCTGCGCGGTCTTCGAGTCCCAGTGCAACTGCTGCACCAGTGTCAGAGTATGCCGAAACCTCAAGCACAAAGTCACCTTTGCGAAGTACGGATAGGGCATCATCTGCGAAGTCTGCAGTCAGGACAGGGAACTCATCCCCATCTAGTTGCAGAACAATCTGTCGCTCCTCTGCCCGGACTGGCCGGTGCAGTGGAACTCTCTTAGTGGTAGTACGCGGACCATAGCTGGTAGCCGCGTGATTACCGTTCGCCTGCTTGACGATAATGTGCTGATTAGGATTAGCTCCCATTATTTATTCTCCTTAGAATCTCTCAATTGATGTCAGTACAGTACCCAATGACTGAGCACGCTGTAGGCCAAAGCCGTATCGAGCAGTCAGGTAGTACACATCCTTACGACGTGGACCATCTCTGTAGTACTCAACCTTAGGCTGTCGACGCCATGCGCTCATGTATGGAGTTACCATATCATCAGCTACTGACATGAACTGTGCAGCGTATGCGTTAGTAGCAGTCTGCGGACCACCTGCTGCGGCAGCACCAACTGTCGCTACACCACCAGATGCATCGATAGTTTCAGTATCGATTCGTGGTAGGCGGTTAGAACAGTAGACATCCCATCCGAAGATGTTCCGGATGAAGCGCATGTTCTTAGCGAAGCCAGTCTCAACCATGCCCTCGAAGTGAGGGTTGTTAGAAACGTTGACTAGGTTAGTCAGTCGGTTCAGTGTCAGTTCTGTAATCGGATCAACGATACAGATCATACCTTCCTCTGGAACGTTGGCCTTACGCATAGCGACTTTCATGTAACTGAAGTCGTCGAGGGTTAACTCGCCGTTAGCACCAGACGCTACGAAGCGGTGATGGTATTCATTGATCGTGTTAGGATCACCTTGGATCTGACCTCGTTCACCAGTCTCAAGCATAGATGTTTCATATACTTCCTTCAGACCGTGGAGCATCTTACCCGGAGCTGCAGCTTCAAGCTGTTCTGCGTAGTAAGCGTCTTCCATCAGTTCGTCAGTGAAGTCAACACCTGCGCCCTTATGCTGGTCGATCTCTAGTGTGATGCGGCCTGTATCAATAGAGCTGGTAGGCGTCTCTTGATCTTCGACTACATCTTCAATCACTACTTCACCGAAGGTCGGGATGTAGAGTGTGGTTCCATCAGGGAAGTCGGACACATCACGTGCCATACCTTCCGGGAGGAAGCCGTCATACAACTCGTCGATAATCATCTGCGAGTAAATATCGCGTCTCGCTAACGAACGAGTGTTGTCAGTATTATTACCGGACATTCTTTAGTTCCTATTGTTGAGGGTTGAGCTTGGCGTCCATTCGCCGTTTAAACTCTGCCCTTTGATCTTTATTACTCCGCATGGCTAGGTATCCACCTCGTTTCTCTGGAGGGGGTGGAGCACTCGAACCTGTGGAGCTTGCATTGGTAGGATCTGGTGATCGGCTACCGTCAGTCTTCGGGAGAAATAGTTTCTTCCATGCATTAGGCTGCTTCTTAGCCATCTCAACTACAGCTTCCACAGGCATGCCAAGCTCTGCACCCATAGCGTCGATCTTCTCTGAGAAGCCTTCGCCGTAGGTGTCCTTAGCAAGTTGTACAGCCTGCTGTAGGTTTTGATCTTGTACCTGTGCTGTGTTCTGTTGGTTGATTGTAGCTACAGCTTCTGCTACTAGCTCGTCCTTACTAACGATCTCCGGATTATCCGGGTTGCCTTCAGTATTTGCCGGTGGTGTTTCAGTGTTAGCTTTGTTCTGCTCTAGTGTCGAGAGCAAAGAAGTAATGTCATTCTTGTCTGTGACCTTCTTCTCAATTTCATCAAGGCGGTTAAGTAGCTTGGTCGAGTTACTTACATGCTCATTGTTCTCTGATTCGAGTGTCGCAATGTGCTGGTCTTGACTTGTAATCTTTTTACTTAGTGCTTCAGGTGTGAAGACTTTATCGCCGATCACGATGTTGCCTTCTTCATTTACCGTAGCTGCAGCAGTTGTCCCGCTGTCAGTGCCAAATGATGTGGTCATATTAAACCTCTAGGTCTGGGTTATCTATCTGTTCCTGCGCAATGGCAGAGTTATCAATCTCTCTAGCAGCAGCCTGCTGGAATTCAGCTGACTCTACCTGCTCTACTATGCCACCGAACTCTTCATACAATCCATCCTTATCTCCGAAGCCACCCAGCAATCTGTTGAATGCTTGAGCGATTCTTCTCGGAGGGAAGTGAACTTGTATGTCAGGTCGTGTAGCTATGTTCTGCATGAACTGTGTCAGCTCCTGCACCATTCGTGCCTGTTGCGCAAAGTGTGTTGCACCTTTAGCCACTAAGGTTCCTTTGTTCTTCAGGAGATCAGGGCGTATCTCTTCAAAGATATCTCCCTCTTCCTGAGAAACTAATATAGTGAGATTAGTGTCTAGGTTACGACGGGCTAGCTCTAGCTCTGCATTAACCGTCTTCTCCAGTATCTCATTCTCGAACTTCTCAATCTTGTTCTGGAATAGGAGGGCACCTGCATCACTGAGGGTCTGTACCTCAAACTTAGTCTGCTCTCCCGGTACCTTGATACCAGCGGCAGAACGTGGTACGCCTGCATACTCTTCCATCTTACGTTCGAGTGTTTCGATATGGAACTCAGCGTTGAGGATAGTTACGTCAGGTCCTATGTTCCTGACTACCGCTCCAGTCTCATGACTGTGATAATGCTGTGTACCATCCGGCATAGTCTCTACATCGTCTACACCTGCAAAGATACGGTCAGGTCTAACGACATCATCGAGGATGTCCGCCTTACTGTTCTGTAGGTGGTTGACACTGTACTGCATGCCAGTTAAATTAACTAAGGGGCTCATGCCACTAAGGCTACCGGGCCGGTCTCTCCACGAGGATGCATAGATGTAGGGCTTACCGTCCCACGTCTTGATCTCTTCGTTGAGTAGGATGTACCGTCTGTCTACTACGGTGATCGCCCTGTTCCTGTGTAGCTTCATGGTCTCTACATCGTAGATAGAACCATAGAAGGTGAGCAGCTCTACTGACTCTGTACGTCTGTAGTAGTAATCGTTAGTACCCCATCCTTCGTACTCTTCGTTGCCCCACTCTTCTCCAAACACCTCACCATAACCTCTGGCATAATGTCTGAACTTCATGGCTTCACTGAGTACCTTACGGTAGTCCTCGGGCAGAGTCTCATCCTCTATCTCTAGGGCTATGTCACCGTAGTTCTTAATGGTCTGTACAATCTTCCAGCTATCGTGGAAGGTACGTGCTTTGTTATCAAATGCGATGCGGTCAGGATCTATACGCCGGACCTGTGGCCCGATGTACGCTTTCGATGCAAACCCATCTTCAGTGTTTGCTGTCTCCGATACCCAGACTACTTCAGCGAATGCCATGTCCTCAATCCAATCACGTATGATCTTAGTGAGTACGGTGCGGTGACCGTATAGCCTGTGCCGATTACGGATGTATTGCTCCATCCTGTTACGCACGGCTGCCTTAGATGCATCGTTGTCATCGGGGCTGAACTGTACCCAGTTCTCGTGTGGCAGAAGTGCCTTAATATAGTGGGCCTCTAGCGTATCAGCTATCTGGGCCAGCTTAGGTCTGTGGGTGTTGTGGCTCTGATCGGTTACACTATTACTAGTGTCCTGTGTGCTAGTTGCATTAAGGAATCGCTTAACCTCACCTACATCATAGTTTCTCTGTATATGGTGGTGTGACCAGTGATGGTTCTGCCACATACTACAGATACGTTCAGCGAGTTCATCCTTCCCATCCCGTAGGATTTCGAGAGCCTCGATACTGATGGTACCCATGTTTTCCATTAACGTCTCCTCCCACCGAACTTAGAGTGTGCAGCTAGTCGGACGACAGTCTCACTGTCCCCAACCCATCTGCTTCTATCCGCAGGTATCTTTAATTCATCTAGTGCCATCGTAATGACATCAAGTAAGTCATCGTGCGATGGCCGTTCCTTCATGATCTGTTCTTCAAGTTCTGACGTCCAGCCTCCTTGGCGGTGGTAAACTGAGCCCTGCTCATATTTGGGAATCGTAATAGAAGCATGCCGTTCGTGTTTAGAAATACCGCGAGGAGCAGGCTTACCTTCGATACGAATGTTGTAACCATCTTGTCTCACCATGTCCTTTAAGTTTTCGCTGAGTAGTTTACCAGCGTTCTCTAATTCTATGTATACCCGTCTGAACTTCCACTTACGGTAGAGGGCTATGATCTCGTCATAGTATACTTGCCTCTTGTCTGTTTGAAATTGCTGTAGGTCAAGTATGTAGTAGTAACCATCATGGTCAACCCCGACGACTGCAAGAGCTGTATAGTCGGCCTTCCTAGCATTCTTGCTAGCTGCGTCTGTGACAGCGACATCGAGACAGCAGATGATGGACAGTTGTTTCCCGTTGTAGGACCAAGTGTTGCTGGACTTATCATAGAGTATCTTGCCCGGGTTGTAGTATTGGAACTGGTCACTGGTGATGCGGTAACTAGTAGGATCATTAGGTTCCATATAGTATTGCGCATAGAATGCAGCAGCTTCGCCATTGTTTACATACTCCGCTTTCTTCTTGGCCAGTGATCCCCTGTCCCATCCAAACCAGTCCTTCAATGTGGGGCTGAATGTCTTGGGCCACAGGTACTCACCGGTACCGTCATCTCTACTCTCAACCTTATGAACGATAGTCTTCCACAGTGGGTGGATACCGAGGCTATTACCTTCAGCATCGAATCGTTCATACTCTGCCTCACCCCATATTGAGTATTGGTCGGCGGGGTGGTACGTGGTGCCCACGGCTGTCATGAGCGAGTTAGTCTTTGCTAAGCTCACCGCCTGTGCTGCACCTGCCCTTACTTCCCGCCGACCAACATTTGTATATGCATTCTCTGGTACAACCAGATCGTCATACATAATCTCATCAGGGTGTCTGCCGGTCTTACCGGCCTTAATCGTTTTAACTACAATTGATTCATCGCGGATGTTCCTCTCTGTTCGTAGAGGGTGATCCACGTTGAGTGCCATGCCTGTCCACTTGTCACGTCTGCCAGCTTCCCGGTAGAAGTGTTCGGGGTATATGCCCCGGAACAGATCGCTCTCGAATATATTCTGGATAAACTGCATCTGCAATTTCCCCAAGTCCTCATCTGCCGTTATATACAAGATAGTATACGCAGGGTTGCGAGCTATCCGCCATGTTGCATACGTTGCGAGCATTACGGACTTGAGGTGATCACGTGGTATGAGTGCCAGTAGGTTCGGTATATCTTCCGACCTATTGGGATCACCCATAGCGGTGAGTATCTCTTTGTGGATATCACCGAACATAAAGTCGGGGAGCATGTATCGAGCGTATGCCCAACAATCGTTATTAAGTAGCTCCGCTACATCTGTGGTTGTTGTTTGCATGCTCCCTCCTATCTATGAGATTATGCTACTACTAAGGAAGCCTAATCTTTGTGGGGCCTGTAGTTCTGTCAGTGGGTATCCGTTGAACGCATTTACCGATATAACATATAGTTCGGATACTTGAGTCTCCGGTACCCTACGTGTTACGGTAGGGACGGTTCCTGTATGTACCGAAGATAAATATAGTTCGGATACCTGTGTCTCTGGTTCTTGCCTCTCTACAACCGGCGGTTGGTTTTCGGTTACGGAGGCTAAGTACGCTTCCGATAATCTGAAGTCGATCATGGTAGTGGCGGTAGTTCGTTAGAGGTAATGCGTACGCTTATCTCTGATACATCATCGGCATCCACATTAGTTGTGAAGTACCTGTACGATGGGGAGTCAGTGCTAAGGTCTTCCCATGTGCGTGTTTCGGCACCGAGACCGCCAGTGACACGTAACTCAGCTATCGCATTCTCTGTCGATCCCTTGGTGCTTTCAACTGCTATACGCTGTGCAGAAGAGACGCCACCCAATGAATGTGAGGGTTCTGTAATCCCTATCTGGAGGAACTCTCCATCTGCATCACCTAGGTAGAATGTTCTGCTATCTTCATCTGATAGTGCAGATATACCTAAGGCCGGTGCAGTCATTGTGCTCGCCGCATCTTCAACCATGTCCTGTGATGTAATCATCTCTGCCCGGTAGTAGACAGGCGCTACACCAGCGTCGGTGGTCCACTCATCCCATACAACTATGTCTCTGTAAAAGAATTCAACACCGGGGCCACTAGTTACTAGCTCGTTAGTACCTTGGAATGTTGTTCCATTAGCTGTTGAGATCTGGAAGTTATCTCTACTCCACTTCAGCTCACCGTTGATAAATAACTCTACGGAGGCATTGGATGTGTTGCTGGCACTCTGTCCACGTACGCGGAAAGTAATGGAGTACGCGAAGCCGGGTTGGAATTCGATATCCAAATCATCGAAGTTACCTAGGTTACCCCACCATCCGAAGTAGGAACCATCAGCACGTTGCCTAACACCTACCCATGTATTCTGACCACCACCCTCGAACCTGAGGACATCACGTCCGGGGTCTATGTTAGATAGGTCTGTGTTGAAAGGTACGAACATAAGCATGGTGGCTTCAGCGAACTTAAAGCCCGGGGAGTCATCCTGCTCCCATCTTGTGTGTCCACTAGTGTCTCCGAATCTAGCTGATATCCAGTTCTCAGTTGGCAGCCCCGGTATATCTACGTCTTGCCGGAAATTTGAGAAAGAGGAACTGTATGCACTACCAGTCGCCCTATTCACTTGATTAATACTAGACAGCCCGTTGAGAGCTACTGCCTGTAGTAGATTCATTACGTGTCTCCGTTAAATAACATCGTGGCACTGATGCCTTCTGCATCGCCGATTGTTCCACTACTCAGTTGTATGATACTACCTGCATTGATCTGCCCGCCGCCGAAGAATGCTTCCGAGGTTCTATCGTTGCCGGGAGTGATTACTGCTGATCCTCTGTTCACACCATCAACCGTGACACTAAGAACTAGGTTGGCTGTGGTAGGCGGGACTATGGTATGTACCTGCATTGCGATTAGGAATGCATTCTGCCCCAGTGGGAAACCAGCGAGAGTGGATGCAACGGGTAAGTCCATGCCATAGAACGAGAATGATTTCTCGAATAACTCTGCAGTGGTGGTCGGTGTATTACTGAGTGTATCAATCTGAGTCTGTAGTGAAGCTACTGCCGCCGCTAACTGATTAGCATTGGATATGTTGCTATCTGATAGGCCAGTGATTAGGGTATCGATCTGGTCCTGTAATATCTGTCTCTGCCCGGCACTGGATAGGTTGGTATCCTGTACCGCAGTGATGAGTGTGTCGATCTGGGTCTGTAGCTGTGTCTGTATCTGGGCACGCTGGGCAGCGGCTGATACATTGCTGTCCGAGATGCCGGTGATGATTACATCAATCTGATCCTGCAGTTGGGAGGCACCTTCGATACCACTGACGTTGGCGAGGTCGGCCTGTGTGACCAACGAGGTTGGATCATCGGGATCAGAGACTACGTTCATGATCGGGTTACTGTTCATGTCTAGGCCCAGTTCCATCTGGTTGATCTGGGTTACGCCGTTGGCAGTCTGGTCAACCCGCTGCAATGTATTGTCTAGGGCATCCCTGATCCGCCGTAGCTCGGCATTGATCTGGGTGGTGGTTGGGTTCCCAGTGAATTGGGTGGGTGTATAGTTTGTCGTCATTATTGGTTTCCGCTTGGGACTTCGAGTAACTTGGCCCTCAGGTCGGAGAGGTCAGCAACTTTCTCTTTTGATTCTTTTACCGTCTTGAGCTTCGGCTTCTTGGCCTTCGCTGATCCTTTACCCCCGGCGATGTCGCCCTTCGTGGAGTAGTTGAGGAGGAATTGAGCACTCTGCTTATCCCCGCCTATGACACGGTTACGGAGTACGGCCATTGCAATATTGGCATCCCTCATCGCCATGTCCTTCCGCCATTGGGTGAGACCTGTGAATCCTCGCTCGGAATCCCCGGACATGAACCACGGGCAATCCATTAGCTTTCGCCAGTGCCCCATGCTACCGACCAGCTTCATCGCTGCATCGTATTCCGTCTCGGCGGACATGTAGATCAAATAAGCGGAGGGCAGACCATTCTTCTCATAATCCAGCAGGGTGAGGATCGGAGCCTTGTTCTTGTCCCGTGAGGTCTCAAGAAATAGGCTGGCGGTCCTTCGGGCACCACGGCTGTCGAAGAGTAGGGGGTCGCTGGGATTTGGATTAATGGTATGCTTCTCGCTCATTTGAATATTTTCCTTTAGTGTATATAATATAATAGGGGGGTAGGAATTGTGATTTACTGCCCATTTTGAAAATAAATTGAAAATAATTTCATTTCGCTGGGATTCTACTCCCCTACTATATTATATGGGACTCGGGGACTCGGGGCTCTCGAAGATCGAGATAGAGATATAGATATAGAACATAACATGGTAATTACCTGATATATATAGTACTACCTATCATAGGCGGTTATAGGTGATTAACATCCCCACATATCCCCGCCTACTACTACACCTAAGTCATTGATATCATTCGATATTCCCTCCTGACTAATATCCTACCAATTTTATACAGAAATTTCCGAGGGGT